GTGATCGCGCTCCTGATTCTCGGCGGCCTGTTCATCGGCTGCCTCTGCGTGGCCGGCGCCGCGGTGATCACGCTGCTCGCCGCCTACACGTCCTCCGGCCCGGTGCTCACACCCGAGCTGGAGGAAGGCCCTGTCGCGGGGGATGCGGCAGGGCTCACCAACTTTCACCACCACTGAAAGGAGTTCGGCCGCCGGGTGGCACCCCAGCGGCCGAGCGTCACAACACTCACAGAGGAGTCTACCCAATGACGCCGACCCAGTATTCCACCAGCCTCGACGCGGCGCTGCGGTACGTCGGAGCTCTGCTCACCGCGCCCATCGGCTCGACCGAGTTCCGCGTCGGCCGCGCCCTGGCGCCGCTCACCGACACCGAGCGCGTCCGCTACCTCGCCCGGCTCAAGCAGTCCACCTCGTCGCGGGAGTCCGAGATCGGCCTGGACCTGTGGATGATCCTCGCGGGCACCCAGGAGACCCAGCTGGCCACCCTGACCGGTCAGGCGGTGGCGCTGTGATCGGCATCTTCCGCCCGGGCCGCCGGGCCCGGCACACCGTGGACACCCGGCCGACCGTCGCCGAGATCGAGGAGCGCATCGACGCCGAGTACGCGCACGCCGTCGGGCCGGACGAGTACCCGACCGCCAAGCTGCCGGTCTACACCGCGGCCGTGATCCGCACCCGCGCGCTGGCCGTCGACCCCGAGGACGAGATGCGCTGGACCCCGGCCGACCTCGGCGCGGGCGCGATCGACCCCGACGGCACGCCGGTCCGGCCGCGGCCCCGCCACGAGCTCGACGCCGCGATCGGCGGTGCGCGATGACCTGCAAGCACTGCGGCACCAGGTGCCGACGCCCCGACCCGATCCTGGCTGGCGCGACCCTGGCGACCTGCACCGAGGGGCGCGCCGAGGACCGCCGCCTGCGCGGCTGGGACATCCAGTCCGCACAGGGCGGCCGCGTCCTGCTGGCGGTGCGCAGTGCCTGACTACACCGAGGCCGAACGCGCCGACCACGTCGACGAGATCCACCGGCTACGCGCCGAGCTGGAAATCGCGACCGCCAAGAACTCGCACCTCGCGATGAAGGTGCTCAAGCTGACCGGCTCCCTGCAGACCGCTCACGGCCGCCGCGACGCGGCCGAGCGCGACGCCCGCCGCGCCCGCGCGCGCTGGCACGAGATCGACCGCAAGCTCCAGGCGCTCACCGGCGCCGCTGATCCCGGAGGTGCATCGTGACCCCCCTCTCCATGTTCCTGAACGGCGCCGCCTTCGGTGGGGTGCTCTCGGCCGTCGGCTGTTGGCTGATCGCCCTGGTCAGGTCCGGCCTGCGCGCCAACCCGCCGAGGGAGCGCGCGGCCGAGTGCGACGGCGACGCGGCCGTCAACCTGCAGGAGGCGGTGTGAACGCCGAGGACTGGACGACCGTGGCCTGCCGCAGCAACCCCGAGCTGTGGTTCTCAAAGCAGATCCACGACAAGGCCAGGGCCAAGCGGTACTGCGGGGATTGTCCGCTGCGCCGCGCCTGCGCCGAGGCGATCGTCCCGAAGACGCGGTACGGCATATTCGCCGGTTTCGACCTGGAGTCGCCCGCCGAGCGCCGCGGACTCGACGCCTGGTTGAACGGCGTGGAGCCCGTGATTCCGCCCCCGCCCGCGCTGGCCCACTGCGAAGTGTGCGGGCAGGAGTTCCGCCCGGGCGCGCAGCGCTCGCCGAAGAAGTGCATGCCGTGCAGCTCCGGCTTCGTCGACGCCCGGCCGCTGTGGCCGTTGCTGGACATGCTGATCAACGCCGGGTGGAGCCGCAGCCGCATCGCCCGAGAGGCTGACGTCAGCGCCAACAGCGTGATCGGGCTTTGCAAGAAGGACGATCGGCAGCGCTGGGCGTCGCCGCAGACCTTCGCCGCGATCGAGGCCGTGTTCGAGTCCGCGGTCGAGTCCGCCGTCGCGAAGGCGGTGGCCTGATGCCTGTCGAGGATCTGCGGTCCGGTGCCGTCATTGAGATCGCCGAACTGTCCGAGGAGTTCAAGCAGCGCGCCCGGCTCACCGTGGCCCGCAACGCCACCGGCCCGGCCGACGGGCTGCAGCTGCTGCGGATGCTCGGCCTGGACGAGGTGCCGCGATGAGCCAGACCTTCCGCGACGGCACACAGTCCCTCGTCATCAGCCCCGAGCCCGACGGCCGTGTCGCGGTCGAGGTGTTCGACGGCGAGCTGCCGCTGGCCCGCATGACGTTCAACGCCGCGACCGCCGAGGGCGGGATCGCGTTCGCCATCACCGAGGCAGTGAAGGGATTGCGATGACCGCTGACCTGTTCGACGCCCCGGCCGTCACCATCGAGCGTGACGGCTGGGGTCGGCCGAAGATCATCCCGCCCGGCGGCGGGAAGCCGGTGGCCTACACCCGGTGCACGACGTTCGTCGACGCGCTCGAGGACAAGCACGGGCTGACCCAGTGGAAGATGCGCCAGGTCGCCCTCGGCCTGGCCGACCGGCCGGACCTGCTGCTCGCGGTGTCTGCGCACCGCGACAGCAAGGACGAGCTGAACCGCATCACCGCCGCGGCGATGGACGCGGCCGGCGCAGGGTCGGCGGCCACCACAGGCACCGCGCTGCACACCCTGACCGAGCGTCACGACCTCGGTCAGGAGATCGGGCCGCTGCCCGCGGCGGCGCACGCCGACCTGGCCGCCTATATCCGCACGACCGGCGGCCTGCAGTACGCGGCGATCGAGCAGTTCCGAGTGCTCGATGACCTCAAGGTCGCCGGGACGCTGGACCGGCTGCTGGAGTTCTCCGACCGCTACGTCATCGGCGACATCAAGACCGGCGACATCACCTACGGCATCGGCAAGATCGCCATGCAGCTGTCGGTGTACGCCCGCGCCCAGACCTACGACCCGGCCACCGGGGCGCGCGGCGTCGACGCCAAGCCGATCGACCTGCAGCAGGCGCTGATCATCCACCTGCCCGCGGGCAAGGGCACCTGCTCGTTGCACTGGGTCGACATCGCCGCCGGGTGGGACGCCGTGCAGCTGGCCGCCCAGGTCCGCAAGTGGCGCGGCCGCCGGAACCTGACGAAGGAGTTCGTCCCGGCCACCTCGCCCGAGCTGCTGACCGAGATCTCCGCCGTCGCCGACATCGACACGCTGCGCGCCCTGTGGCTCGACCTGGAATCCCAGGGCCTGGCGACCGACGAGGTGACCGCGGCGTGCAAGGCCCGCGCCCTGGAGCTGGCGGGCATCTGATGCCCGGGCCGCGCAGCAGCACCGCCAAGCCGACCACGTGCCACCGGTGCGGCCGGGCCGTCGTCGAGTTCACCACCGACTACGGCATGGCCTGGCGGATCGAAGCCGCTGCGCTGCCCATCACCACAGACCTCCGTGACCTGCGAGCACGCGGGATCACGGTGTGGGTGTTCAACCCCGACACCGGGTGCTGGACATCGAAGTTCGGGCCCGACCGCGACTGGCGAGACACGCGATCGGAGCACCGTTGCACCCCCTCCGAGTAGACCTCTGCCCGGAACCGCACGAGAGGAAGCGAAAGCACATGAGCGACATGTTCGACAACCCCGGATCGGCCACCGGCCTGGACTTCTCGTCCATCGAGGGTCGGCTGCTGCTGATCAAGCCGCTGGCGCTGGAGACCGGCATCAACACCAGCCTCGGCGAGAAGGACGCCGTCCGCGCCGACATCACCGTGCTCGACGGCCCGGACTCGCCGGAGGAGCACCGCGACATCCTCATCTTCCCGAAGGTCCTGCAGGGCCAGGTGAAGGCGAACATCGGCACCGGCCGGATGAACCTCGGCCGCCTCGGCAAGGGCACGGCCAAGCCCGGCCAGCAGGCGCCGTGGAAGCTCGGCGACCCCACCGACGCCGACAAGGATGCCGCGCGCGCCCACCTGGCCAAGAGCACCCAGCCCCCGTTCTGACCGTCGAGCCTCGCCCATCGGCCGCCGCGCCGGTGGGCGGGGCCCGACCGCCAGACCGCTCGATGAAGGAGACCGCCGTGGACCTGTTCACCACCTGCCTGGCGTGCCGGGAAATCCTCACCGTCACCGACGAGTTCGCTCCCGCGGTGCACGGCCTGTGCGCCGACCGCTACCAGCCGACGATGCTGGAGCAGCTGATCGCCGACTTCGTGGCCGCCGTCGAGGCCGGCCACACCGACGACGCCGACCGCCTGGAAGCCCAGGCGATGGCCATCCACACCGCGCCGCCGCGCCTCGGCGAGGCCGCGCTGGTGTACGCCTCCTGGGGCTGGCCGGTGTTCCCGCTCAAGCCGGGGGACAAGGCGCCGATGACACGGCACGGCTTCAAGGACGCCACCACCGACCCCGCCGTGATCCGCCGCTGGTGGTCCGCCGCGCCCGGCGCCAACATCGGCTTGCCGACCGGGCACGCCTTCGACGTGATCGACGTCGACCCCGCGGGGTGGCCCGCCTGGCGGGAGATGGTGGCCGCCGACGCGCTGCCGCCGGTGCACGGGCTCGTCTGCACCTCCCGCGCCGGGCTGCACGCCTACGTCGAGCCAACCGGCGGCGGCAACCTCGCCGGGGTCCGCCTGGGCATCGACTACCGCGGCCGCGGCGGCTACGTCGTCGCGCCGCCGTCGGTCCGCCCGGGGGTCGGCACCTGGTTCTGGCGATCGAAGCCCTCGCCGGTGCTGACCGCCGCGACTCGGGCGGCCGTCGCGTGACCGACGTCCACCCGTTCGTGCAGCGCCTCGCCGACCGCGGGGTGCTGCAGGTCGAGCCCGCAGCGCCGCGGCCGACGATGGACCTGCCGTGGGCCCCGCCCGGCAGCGACCGCGCCACCACCTACGCCCGCGCGGCGCTGGTGAAGGAGTGCGAGAAGGTCGCCACCGCGACCGAGGGCGGCCGTAACCACACCCTCAACGCCGCGGCCTACAACATCGGCCAGCTGGTCACCGGCGGCTACCTGCCCGAGGCCGAGGCATTCGACGCGCTCGTCGCCGCGGCCCGCACCGCCGGGCTGGAGGAGGGCGAGACCATCAAGACCACCACCTCCGGCATGCGCGCCGGTGGCCAGCACCCGCGCACCGTGCACCTGCGCGCCGTCGGCGAGGACGCACCGGCCGCGTTCACCCTCACCCCCGAGGAACTCGACCACGAGGTCCCGGCCGCGCGCCTGGATGAGGTGCACCGCGGCCAGGCCCGCTTCGCCTACCGCCTCGCCAACAGCTACGGCGGGCGCCTGCTGCACGTCTCGGGCATCGGCTGGCACGCCTGGGACGGCCAGCGCTGGGCCAGCGACGGATCCGGCGCGTCTACCCGCGCAGTGCTCGACATCCTGCGCCGCGCGATGACCGAAGGCGACACCGAGCTGCTCAAGGACGTCCGCAAGTGCGAATCCAGCGCGGGCATCAACGGCACGCTGACGATCGCCGCGGCGCTGGATCCGCTGACGGCCACGGTGACCGACCTCGACGCCGACCCCTACCTGATCAACGTCGCCAACGGCATCCTCGACCTGCGCACGACCGCGCTGCGCGGTCACGACCCGCAGGATCGGCTGACGCGGGTCTGCCGCGCGGCCTACCGCCCGGACGCGCAGGCGCCGCTGTGGACGGCGTTCCTCGAGCGCGTGCTGCCCGACCCCGATGTGCGCGCGTTCGTCCAGCGGCTGGCCGGTGTCGCGCTGCTGGGCCGCGTGGTCGAGCAGATCCTGCCGATCTTCACCGGCACCGGCGCGAACGGCAAGAGCGTGTTCATCGCCGCGCTGGCCTACGCCCTCGGCGACTACGCGTTCACCGCCGAGCCAGACCTGTTCATGGCACGCCAAGGCGCTCACCCCACCGGCGAGATGGACCTGATGGGCCGCCGGTGGGTGAGCGTCAGCGAGTCCGACAAGGGTCGCCGTCTGGCCGAGGCCACGATGAAGCGGCTGACCGGCGGCGACACCATCCGTGCGCGCCGCATGCACCGCGACTTCGTCGAGTTCTCACCGAGCCACACCGCGGTGCTGGTGACCAACCACCTGCCCGAGGTCTCCGGCGACGACGAGGCCGTGTGGCGGCGCCTGCGAGTGGTCCCGTTCGATGTCGTGATCCCCAAGGGCGAGCGCGACCCACACCTGTCGGAGAAGCTGCAGCTGGAGGCCGACGGCATCTTCGCCTGGGCGGTGCAGGGTTACGCCGCGTGGATCGCCCACGGCGGCCTCGGCGAGCCACAGGGCGTGCTGGCGGCCACCGACAGCTACCGATCCAACAGCGATGACCTGAGCCGCTTCCTCGACGAGTGCTGCTTCCTCGACCTCAAGGCCACCGTCGGCCCGAGCGAGCTGCACACCAGGTTCCTGGACTGGGTCCGCGTCGACGGTGACGCCCGCCCTCTGTCGCTGAAAGGGCTCTCGGCCGCCCTGGCCGACCGCGGCTACAACACCGCCAAGTCCAACGGCCGGCGCATCTTCCGCGGCATCGGTCTGCTTGCCGAGGACGGGCTGCTGTGAGGGCCGCGGCGCAGGGACGCAGAGGGGCGCACAGGGACGCATGGGGTCGCGGGCAAGCGCTCCACATCGCCGCGCCCGCAGCCCGTTCCGCTCTCCGGTTGTCCGACAGGGACGCATTTGCGTCCCTGCAGGGACGCATCGTATCCCCTTGCGTCCCTGTGTTTTCTGACCTGTTTCCCCTGGTAGATGAGTTCTTTTATCTGTTACAGGGACGCAAGGGACGGATAACGCACACAAAAAAGTTCCCACGCGAGGGCACCCCCTCCCTCACGTATAGAGAGATTTTTCCACCTTTCTATGCGTCCCTTGCGTCCCTGTTTTCCGATATCCGCAGGTCAATACCGGTTTTCGACAGGGACGCATCGAGCCCGACAGGGACGCAACGATTTCCGCGCCCACCTCGCACCGCTCTGACCTGCACATTCGTCCGTCCCGACAGGGACGCATCGCAGGGACGCATGCGTCCCTGTCCGATCCACTCACTCAAGGAGTCCTGATGACCGACAACCCGCCCACCCCCGCCGAGATCGACGAAGCCCTCGCCACCCTGCGCCGAGTGCCGGGGGTGCGAGACATCGACAGCCTCGGCGTGATCGCGCGCGCCAACAGGCCGATGCATCGATTCGCGGCCGAGCTGCGCGTCTGGCTCGGCGAGGAGCTGCCCGACACGGCAGCCGAGATGGCGTGCGAGCTGATCGAACGGGCCGCTCGTCACGGCCTGCGCATCACCGCCGACCCCGACCCCGACCGCGGCGAGGTGATCAAGCTCGCGCTCGTCCGCCAGGGCCCCGACGACGAGACGTGGCGAATCTGCACCTACCTCCACCCCGGCGAGGAGATCCCGGCGCACCTGATCGCCGACGGCCTGCGCGTCGCCACCATGTATCTGCTGCCCGAAGGCGGTGCGCGATGACCCAGACCCCGCGCCCAACGCCGCCGCCCCCGCCGATCACCGCCGCCGTCTACCTCCCGACCACCGCACCCCTGCCTGCCGACCCGACCCGCGCCGCCCGCCGGTGGTGCGCCGATGTCGCCGAGGCGGAGTCCCTCGGCCACGCCGCGCTGGTGCTGCGCTACGCCCACGCGCTGGCGGCGCTGCGGGCGGTGTGGCGCTCGAGGTCCCGGCGGATCGCCGCGGCCGCGCCGCGAGTGATCACCGACCCGGCCGAACTGGACGCGCTGCCGGAGTTGTCGATCGTGCTCACCGCCAACCAGATCGGCTGGCAGATGACCGACCGCGACTACGACGACAGCGCCATCTGGGAGGCGGGCGCATCTGGAGCAAGCAGCGCGGACCTGCTCGCTCACGGCCCCGTCGCCGCCCTGTACGTCCCCACCGAGGAGTCCCGATGACCGACCCCCGCACCTTCGCCGAATCCCTCGACGCCGCAGCCGCGGCCGACGACACCGGCGCCACCTTCGGCGCCGTCCTCGGCGCGGGTCTGGCCGGCCTGGCCGCCGCGGTGGAGGCCGACGCCGAGGAGGAGGGCTCCGATGCCTGAGATCACCGTCTACGGCAAGCCTGGCTGCCAGGGCTGCCGCCTCACCACCCGCCGCCTCGCCCACCACGGCCTGCCCCACCGCTACGTCGACGTCACCGAAGACGCTGACGCCGCCCGCGAGGTGGCCGCGCTCGGCTACATGAGCCTGCCCGTGGTCACCGTGGGCGACGTCCACTGGTCCGGGTTCCGGCTGAACAAGCTGGACTGGCTGGCCGAGATCCACGCCAGCGCACCGGACCTCGTGGGGCTGGACGCGGCGGCCGTGACCTACCTGACCGAGGAGGAGTGATGACCAGCCAGCTGACAGACGAGCAGGTCCGCTCTGTCGGTCAGGGTGTCTTGTCCCATACGTGGCTGCAACCGATGGCCGCCGAGCTGCTCGCCCTGCGTGCCCGCGTCGCCGAGCTGGAGGCCGCGCAGCAGGCGCCGCTCGGCTACGTGGTGCTCGCCAAGCGGCCGAGCCGATCTCGGCCCGGCGGATTCGAGTACGCCCCGGCCGGATCGGTCTGGCCCGACCTCGATCCCGTCGAGAACCACCAGGGCTGGTGCGCAGACTCCGCGGAGGCCGATCCGGAGCGGTTCGGCGACGTCGAGTACGTCATCGCCGAGCTGCGGGAGCGGGGGGTGGGCGAGTGAGCGCGGAGTTCGCTGTCGGCGACAAGGTCCGGAAGGTGACCGGGGACTACCACTGGTCCGGCGTGGTCTGCGCTGTCTTCGACACCCCGGCGGGGAAGCGGCGCTACGTGGTGGGCCACTCGGTGGATACCGGCTGGGTGCTCCACATCTACGGGCCGGCGAATCTGGCGGCTGAGGCGACCGATGGGGTGACCGAGTGAGCGACACCGACATCGCGAACCAGCTGGCCGTCGCCGGCCATCACCGGCCGACTCTGCGCACCGTCGAGTTGCCGCCGTACCCCGGGGTCCTGTTCGTGCCCGGCGACGCCGCCCCGCAGGGCAGCAAGCGGCACGTCGGCCGCGGTCGCATGGTCGAGTCGTCGAAGGCCGTCGGGCCGTGGCGCGAGCGCGTCGCCCTGGCCGCGCACCAGCACGGCTGGACCCTCGCGCCGGCGGGCGTGCCCGTGGCCGTCGACCTCGTATTCGTCCGGCCTCGGCCGGTCTCGACGCCGAAGTCGCGCACGCCGCCCGCGACGAAGAAGCCCGACGTCGACAAGTTGGCGCGCGCGGTGCTCGACGCGCTGACCGGCATCGCGTGGGTCGACGACTCGCAGGTGATCGAGCTGCGAGCAGGGAAGCGGCTGGCCGAGATCGGCGAGCAGCCGGGCCTATATGTCACTGTCTCCACGGAGGAGCGGCGATGACCCGCCAGCCCTGGTTCGCCAGCTACGAGGCCGCGCCCGGCCGCCCCACCGGCACCCACGTCGGCCAGGGTGGCATGACCCTCATCGACGACCCCGACGACCCCGACGACGCCGACCAGCTCGTCCCCGCCATGCCGAGCCTGCTCGGCTGGATCGTCTCCCTGATCACCGCACGCTGAGGAGGAGCGATGAACTCGAACGTCTGGCCGATCGGCATCTGGGCCGCCGTCACGCTGGCTGGTCTGCTCGGAACCCGCTGGATGCCTGCACCAGCGCGGGAGATCGCCTTGGCGATCATCGGTGCGCAGGCGTGGGCGGCTGTGACGATCTTCGCGGTCGTCGGCCTGATCCTGGTGGTGACCGCGTGACCGACCACCACCTGTTCATCACCGATGACGAGCGCCTCGAGATCATCGACGCCCTGCGCGAGATTCCCGACCTCATCGAGCGGCTGGCGCTGGCGATCGTGCGCGGCGACCGCCACGGGCTCACCGACGCCACCACCCGCCGCGCACCCCAGTCCACCCCGCCGATCGACTACGCCGCCCAGGCGCTGGCCGAGGAGGTCCACAACGAGCTCACCGGCTGGGTGCGGGTGGTGTGCGAAGAGCGCGCGCTGCGCACCCCGCCGCTGTACTCGATCATCGAGGCCGCGCGCTGGCTCGACCTCAACGCCACCGCGCTGGCGATGTCGGAGGCCGCCCCGGAGGCGCACCGGACGATCTGCGCGGTCGTGCGGCGGCTGCAGCAGCGGCTGCGGCGCGACGACGGCGGGCTGACCGAGGCCGACATCGCTGCGGCCGACCGGCAGATCCTGACCTCGTACCAGATCGACAAGGTGGTGCCGCTGCTCGGCCCGCTCGGCGAGGGGCTCAACCGCCGGCGGGTCGAGCTGCTGAGCAAGGCGGGGGTGCTGCGGCCGGCCTCGGTGGACCGGGACACCGGCACGCGGTTCTTCCGGCTCGGCGCGATCCTCAAGGCGCATGCGATGCACCCGCGGCGGCGAGGCACCGTGGCCTGACCCCCTCCTCGCGCGCGTAGGCCCCCTCTTCCCAGTACCGTCAACCCCTCAACTCCGCAGGTCAACCGGGTTGAGGGGCTCAACCTCACAACCGCCGGGTCAACCCCGGCTCCGCCCCCGAAACAAGGCGGCCCCGCCACCCCGGCCAGGGGGTGACAGGGCCTATCCACGACCTTCAGGAGAGACCCGTGGACCGCAAGAGCATATCCAGCGCACCCCGCCGTGTCGCCGACGCGCTCACACCCCGCTGCGCACCCATCGCCGCGCTGTGGGACGCCGAGTCCCAGCGCCGCCGCGACCTGCGCTCCCCCGAGCACCTCGCCGCGCTGATCGCGGCACAGGGCGCTCACCGCGCCGCGCGGGCGACAGCGACCCGCGCGCGCCGCGAACGCAAGTTGGCCAAGGCGTCGACGCGGTGGCCGCTGGCGTCCTCGCGCCGCGCCGCCCGCACCTCGCACCGCGCCGCCCGCCGGCACCTCCGCGTCACCCGCGCCGCGCTGCGCACCGCCCACCGCCACTACCCGCCGACGCTGTGGGCGGTCACCGGCCGCGTGCACGCCGTGCACACCGGCGCCACCGCGCTGGCCGCGTGGTGGTGGGCATGGTGGCCGCTCGCCATCTCGGCGGTCGTCCTGGCCGGCCACCTCGCCGTGCTGTGGCTCGGCCACCGCAGCCCCGGCCCCCTCGACCTGCCCGACGGCCTCACCGCCGAGGAGCGCCGCCTCGCTGGCCGACTCGACCCCCGCTGGTGGACGGCCGCGGCCGAGGAGCGCGGGCTGGCGGGCACCCTGCCCGTACCGGCCGAGCTCACGGCGGCCGGGCTGGTCTCGCACGTGCGCCTGGACGGCCGATGGACCCCCGCCGCGCTGCGTGCTCGCACAGCCGAGATTCGGGCGCTGCTCGGCGCCCGCACGGATCTGCGCATCGAGGTCTCCGACGGCAGCCACGGCGACCGCGCCACGATCACGCTGCGCACCCGCTCGGCCGCCGACGGCATCGACCTCACCGGCTGGGAGCCCGGCGCACCGTGGGGCGTCGACACGGTCACCGGCTCGCCGGTGCACCTCCTGCTCGGCGTGCGCCTCCTGGTCGCCGGGGTGAGCGGCGCAGGGAAGTCCTGGTCGCTGCGGCCGCTCATGGCCGAGGCGTCCGAGCGCCCTGACCACCGGCTCGTGCTCATCGACCTCAAGCGCGTCGAAGCCCGCTGCTGGCAGCACCGCGCCCGCACGGCCGTCACAGTGGACGAGATCGCCGCCGTTGTGGACGAGTTGGTCGTTGAGATGGACGACCGTCTGGCCGTGATCCCGGCCGGCGAGGACGTGATCGAGATCAACACTGACCGGCCGCGCATCACCGTGGTGGTAGACGAGGGCTCCGAGCTGCTCGCGGTCGCCCGCGGCGAGTACGCGCGGATCATGGACGGCCTTCGCTCCATCTCCCGCATCGGCCGCGCCGTCGAAGTCATCGTCGTGTGGACCACCCAGAAGCCGACCATGTCCGGCCCGACGCCCGGTCTGGATCCGCAGATCAGCGGCCAGATCACCACCCGCGTCGCCCTCGCATTGTCCACGGCCGGGGAGTGCCGGGTGGTGATGGGGGAGGACGCCACAGAGCTCGGCTGGCACGCCCACCAGCTGCCGAGGCCGGGGCATGCGCTGATCCGGTCGGGGCCGGAGTCGCAGCCACACCCGGTGCGCGTGCGGGCGATCTCTCCGCGCGAGGTGATCGCCCTGCCCGCCCGGCCGATCTGGCAGGGCCGCGCGCCCCTGTTCGCGGTGCCCACTGTCGAAGCGGCGCAGGTGGACAGGCCGGCCTCGAACCAGGATCGCGTGCTCGATGCCGTGCGCGAGGGACACACCACGGTGGCCGCGGTGGCTGCCGCGACCGGGCTAAACAAGGGCACAGTGTCCGCGCAGATCAAGCGCCTGGTCGGGGCGGGTGATCTGGTGCGCAGTGGGACGGGGATCGTGGCCATTGAGATGGACCCACCGGACCGGTTGGACACGGTCCGCACCGCCCATGCGGCGAGCTGACCACCTAGCGGGGCAGGTGCTGAAGTACCGGTTGGTATTCAGCACCATCCCGGCTGGTCGCGATCAGATTGTGGTCACATCCTCATGCTGGATCATGCAAAGGCGCGCTATGGTGGCCGAATGGGCAGCGAGAAGGCAGCGGGGGCGCAGCGACGGGCAACGGTCGACGTCACGAGGGTACGTCGTGGCCAGATCGAGCAGATGCGGGCAGAACGACCCGGTCCGAGTGCGCAATTCAAGGCGACCATTCAGAAGGTGGCTGCGAACCGCCATCGCTGATGATTGAGCAGTACAAGGTGGCCCGTCTTCGGGAGGACCACTACATCAACATGTTCGACTGCGGCGAGCCATCAATGGACGACTGGCTGGTCAAGCATGCCTTTGCCGATCAGGAGGCCGGTATCTCCGCTACCCACGTCTGGGAGCAGGAGGGTGGCATGGTCTTCGGGTACTTCACCCTCGTGCCGACCATCGTGGGCGAGGAAGACGGCCCGTTCTGGAAGAAGCTCAAGCCCCGGTCGTTCCCCAGGCAGCAGGCGCCCGGCGTACTCATCGGCAAGATCGCCCTCGACCAGCAACTGCGCGGCCAGGGGCTCGGCGAATGGCTGTTTGCCGAGGCGTTCGTTCTGGCCATCGACGCGATGCAGATCATCGGCGGAGTGTTCCTGGTGATCGAGCCCATGGACGGCCGGCCCAAGCTCCGTGCAATGTACGAGAAGTTCGGCTTCAGGACCCTCGATGGGACCAACCGCATGTACATGGAGGTCAAGGACTTCATGCAGGGCACGCCGTTCTGACCCGGCCGGATCAAGATCGGCGTGTCCGGTGCTTGACACGCTACGTCTGCTGTAGTGTCTAGAGTGCGCGAGGAGTGGGCCACAGGCTCACTCCTCGTTCGCGTTTCTGCCGCGCGCTCGTCCCATCGACCCGACCTCGCCCGGCCGGCGCGCGGCTCTCAGCAGAGTGGAGCAGCTCGGTAGCTCGCCTGGCTCATACCCAGGAGGTCGCGGGTCCGAATCCCGCCTCTGCTACGACAGCGCGTCAACCCGAATCCACCGGCGCGACCATTGGCGCACCGGCACAGCTCGGCAAGCAGCCCAATGCGGGCCCGGCTCTCTACGACGGCCGCGCCCAATCCAACCCGTGCTGCACGCGCGGGGGCCTCGCTGCGCGCTGCCCATCCCTCGCCCTCCTGAAGGAGATTCGCCATGCTCAGCACCCTCTCGGCCATCGCCGGTGACATCGACTGGAAGCTCCTCGGCCAGGCCCTCGTGGACGTGGCCGGCGCCATCATCGGCGCGCTGCTGTGACCATCGTCGATGCGATCGGCACTGCGGCCGAGAGGCTGTGCCTGATGCTCGGCATCGGCCTCGACCGGTCCGCCATCGACGAGATCCTTAGCCCTGTCGCTGAGGATATTCAGCTGGCATACACGCACTGGGTGGCGTTCTCGTGATCGCTACCCTGCTCGCTTGCCTGCTGCACCAGCCGGTCCGCACGCTGGAACAGCCGCTGGTCTACACCACGCCGCTCGGCGTGTGGAGCTGGTAGCTGTGACCGCCGAGGAGATGGCACTGGCCACGGCCGAGGCTGTGCTGGACATCTCCTTGGCGAGCATGGCCATCGGCGCCAGCGAGGAACAGACCGACGCAGCGCTGGAACTCGCCGAGGACATGGCGCTGGCGTTGCTGCAGGACGAGGCCGACGATGCCTGACTGGCTCGACCGAGCCGTCGTAAGGCTCGTCGCCTGGCTGATCGCTGTGGCCGGCTGGAGCCGCTGGCCGTGAGTTGGTCGACCGAACCCGGCCGATACCGCGGCGTCCCTCGCGCCCTAGCCGACGACATCCGCGCCCGCGACCAGCACACCTGCCAGGCCGCGGACTGCGGTGCCTTCGGCCACGAGGTCGACCACATCACCCCGGTCTCGGCCGGCGGCACCGACGACCCCGGCAACCTGCGCACCCTGTGCGCCGAGCACCACCGCGCCAAGACCCAGGCCGAGGCCGCCGCTGCGCGCGCCGCACGCCAGGCCGCCGGCCGACTGCCCGTCGAGCAGCACCCCGGGCTCATTCGTTAGACCGAGGCGAACCGCTCGCCGGTCACCGCGATGAACCGGGCCCGCGAGTAGTACGAGACCCGCTGCCCCACAACCGCCGGCCCCTCCTCGCCCCGCACGAACACGTGCAGTCCGCGGCCCGACATCGACCTCTCCACCCACAGCGCTCGCGGCCCCACGCGGCACAGCACCGCGGCCGCGTCAGGATGCAGCCGGCCGTCCTCGTCCAGCACGCCGTCCAGGTCCCAGCACGCCAGCCCAGCACCCAGCATCACGCCACACTCACGGCCGGCCACGTGCCGATGCTCGGTCCAGGTCGACGGGTCCGTGGTCGAGGCGGGACGACCCGACAGCTGGACCGGCCGCTTGCCCTGGCGCCTGGTCCACCGAGGCAGGGCCGTCAGGGCCCCGGGCACCTCGACAGGCAGGCGCTGCTTGCGCTTGCGGCACCGCTGACCGCACACGGCCGGCCGAGGACCACGGCCCGACCACGCGAAGGGTCGGCCGCACACCTGGCACGAGCACTCGATCATGCCCTCGATTCTACCCGGCTGACCTGCGGTTTGTCCCGAGTAACGCCAGGCTGCCAGGGACAGGCACGAGCAGCCGGCCAGGGTCGCCGCGACCCCCTCGCAGCCACCAGGCCAGCCCACGAGCCAGCCAGCCCCCCGCAGCAGGGGAGGGGGTGCACCCCCCGCCCTCGCCCAGCTCGGGCGGAGCGCATAGCACCTCCGACCATGCGTGCGCCGTCTGGGGGATTTGCCCAGCACGACCGATCAGCCAGCCGCCCAGGAGGCGGCCACGACCCAGGAGGTCACATGGCACCCAGGACACCTCGACAGACCGCACCGAAGGGGCTCGGCGCTCCCGGCCGGGCGCTGTGGCGTGACGTCACCGCGAAGTACCAGCTGCGCGCCGATGAGATGCGCGTCCTCGAGGCGGCCTGCCGCGAGGCCGACCTCATCGACCGGCTGGAGACGGAGATGCCGGCCGCGAAGCTGATCGTCACCGGGTCGCAGGGGCAGCCGGTGATCAACCCGATGATCCCCGAGCTGCGGCAGCACCGCGCCACCATGGCGCAGCTGCTGCGCCAGCTGAAGCTGCCCGACGAGGGCGCCTCGGCCGAGCAGCGCTCCAACGCCGCTCGCGACGCCGCGAACGCCCGCTGGGGCAACCGTGGCCGTACCGCGTAACGCCGGCCCGGCGCTGATCCACACCCACGAGGACGAGTACCGGCAGATCATCCGCTGGTACGAGGACATGCTGGCCTCGACTCCGCCGCCGGTCGACCTCGAATGGGAGCCGGTCCGAATCGGTCCGACCTGGCAGTGGGACAACGGGTGGCACCTGCCACGGATCTCGTTGGGCTGGACTGTCCTGGCCTGGTGCGGGAAGTGGCTGACCGACAAGCACGGGCGCCAGTGGCAGTTCACGCCCGAGCAGGCGCGGTTCCTGCTGTGGTACTTCGCGCTGGACGAGACTGGCGACTTCACCTACCACTCGGCCGTCCTGCAGCGCTGCAAGGGACACGGCAAGGACCCGGTCGCGGCGTGCCTGGCCGCGGCCGCTTGCTTCGCCCCGGTGACCTTCGACCACTGGGACGGTGACCGGCCCGTCGGCCGGGAAGAGCCGGCCGCCTGGGTCCAGGCCGTGGCCGTCAGCCAGGAGCAGACGAAGAACACCATGCGGCTGTTCCCGTCGCTCATCCCGGCAGCGACCCGGCGCCACTACGGCATCCAGATCGGCAAGCTGAATGTGTACGGGCTCGGCGACACTCGGCAGATCGAAGCCGTGACCAGCTCGCCGCTGGCGATCGAGGGTGGCCGGCCGACCCTGGTAATCCGCGGCGAGACCCAGAACTGGGTCTCCAGCAACGGCGGCCACGAGATGGCCGGTGCGCTCGAGGGCAACGCGGCCAAGTCCGAGGGCGGCGCCGCGCGGATCCTCGACATCTGCAACGCCTACCGGCCCGGCGAGGACTCCGTCGGCGAGCGAGTGCGCGACGGCTACGAGTCCACCCTGGGCGACAACCCCCGCGCCATGGAGTTCGGCCTCCTCTACGACAGCCTGGAGGCCCCACCCGACGCCCCGCTCACCGCCGAGGCCGCACCGGCCGTGGTCAGGTCGATCGCGGGGGACTCGTACTGGCTCGACACCCGCCCCGGCGGCCGCATCGTGAAGTCGATCCTCAACCCGGCCAACTCGCCGAGCGAGTCCCGCCGCAAGTGGTACAACCAGATCGTCGCCACGGCCGACGCCTGGATGACCCGCCAGCAGTGGGATGCCCTCGAGGAGACCGGCTACCGGCCGGCCGCAGGCGCGCGCGTGTTTCTATTCGGCGACGGGTCCAAGAGCGACGACGCCACCGTGCTGATCGGCTGCGACCTCGACACGGGCAACGTCTGGCCGGTCGGCATCTGGCAGCGGCCCGTCGGCCTGGACGCCAAGGACCGCTGGATCATCGACCGGGACGCCGTCGACCACGCTGTCCGGGACGCCGTCGAGCACTGGAACGTCCTCGGCCTGTGGTGGGACCCCTCCGACGCCCGCGACGACGAATCGGGCGAACGGTTCTGGGAGTCCTACTGCGACGCCTGGGCCAAGCTCAAGGACTGGGAGCTCCCCGCGGTGTCCACCGGCGACTTCCGCCACCCGGTCATCTGGGACATGCGCTGGATCCGCCACCAGAAGCTGTTCGTCGAGGCCGCGGAACGGTTCGTCTCCGACGTGCTGGCCAAAGCATTCCGGCACTCCGGCGACAAGCGCCATGCCCAGCAGGTCTACAACGCGCGGCGCCGGCCGAACAAGTACGGCGTCTCGCTCGGCAAGGAACACCGCGAGAGCGCGAAGAAGGTGGACGCGGCTGTCGGCTCTGTCGGCGCGCGCCTCATGCGCTGGATGTGGCTGTCCGTCGATCGCGTCGAACAGACCGGCGAAGCCGTCTTCTACTGATGAGCGAGGTGAAGTGAACCGCCAGCAGGCTGTAGACGCCGCCCGAGAGATGCTGCAAGCCCGCGCCTTCGAGGCGCCGCGGCTCGACGGGATCGATGCCGCGATGAAGCCGTGGGGCGAGGACCGCGCCCTGGCGACGCTCGGTCTGTCCGGTGTGAACCAGGCTGTGAAGCCGGCCATCACTCGTCTGGCGCGCAAGTCACAGACGAACTTCCTGCCGCTGATCCTCGACATCTTCGGCCAGGCGCTGAAGGTCACGAACTACATGACCGGCGGCGACGAACCACGGACCGCGGCGCCGTGGCAGTGGTGGCAGCGGAACAAGCTGGACGCCAGGCAGACCGGCATCCACCGCACCGCGCTGCAGTACGGCGTCAGCTACGCGACGGTGCTGCCGTCGCTGACCTCCGGCGACGACGTGAGCCCTGCCGCGTATGTGCGCGGGGTGTCGCCGCGGCAGATGACCGCGCTCTACGGCGAACGGCTGGAGTGGGATCCGCGCAGGGGCGGCCCGGTTGACGACGACTGGCCGATCATGGCGCTGGAAATGAAGGGCCCGATGATCCGGCTCTACGACGAGACCGCGGTGCACTTCATCGGCGTGAAGCACTTGCCGGAGTCCGCGCTCGGCTGGACGCAGTACACCTACGCCAACACCGGCAACTTCGAGTACATCGAGGGCCGCAACCACGGCGTCGGCGTCTGCCCGGTCGTGCGCTACCAGGACCGGATGCTGCTCGACGGCGAGGAGTACTTCGGCATCATCGAGCCGCTGCTGTCGATCCAGGAGCGCATCGACGAGACGATCTTCGCCGGGCTGGTCAACCAGTACTATGCGGCGTTCCGACAGCGGTGGATCACCGGCTGGGTGCCGCAGAGCGAGGAGCAGGCGCTGCGCCAGGCGGTGACCGACACGTGGACGTTCAAGGACTCCACCGTCAAGGTCGGGCAGTTCGAGCCGAGCGATGGCAAGGCCTACCAGGAGGCGCAGGCCGGCGCGATCCGTGACCTGTCCGCCATCGCGCAGACTCCGCCGCAGTCGATGGGCGTCGCCGGGATCAGCAACCTGTCCGAGGCCGCTCTGGCCGGGCTGGAGGCCGGCCGCGAGCGCAAGGCGAGCGAGATGGAGACCAGCCTCGGCGAGTCCCACGAGCAGATGCTGCGCACCTGCGCGCACATCACCGGCGACACCGATTCGGCCGCCGACTTCGGGTCCGAGGTGAAGTGGGCCGCGGCCTCGGCGAGAACCTTCGCCCAGACGATCGACGGACTCGGCAAACTGGCCACGATGCTCGGCGTCCCGGATGAGGTGCTCTGGGAAGACATCCCGGACTGGACCGCGAGCAAGGTCAAACGCGCCATCTCGGCGCGCCTCGCCGCCGGCGACGTCCAGGACGTGCCGCTGCCCGACGACGGCGAGTAGCCCATGCTCGACCCCACGCAGCTCGCTGCGTGGACCGCGCAGCTGTCCCGCCTGATCCTGCGGTGGATGTCCACCTACGGCGTCCCGGTCACCCGGGACGAGCGCTGGCAGATGGCTCGAAACCTGCACCCGCACGTCGAGCGGATCCGCCGCCAGGCCTACGAGCAGACCTCCGCGCAGCTACGCGAGCAGGGGCTCCGGCCCGCGCCGATGCGCCAGTACCGGCCCTCGGCGCTGGTATCGGCCATCGAGCGCGCGACCGGTGCCGAGCCTCCCGCCCAGGCACGCCGCGCGCGCCCTGAGGACCGCGGAGTCCAACCGGCCGAGGACCGCCGCAGCGCGCCCGCCCGCCAGACGCCGCCCGCGCCCGCCGAGCAGCCCGCCGCGCCGACGGCCGAGCGACCCGCACCGGTCCAGCGACCCGCACCGGCCGAGGAGTCCCGCCGCGAGGACCGCGCCGAGCCCGCGCCGGAAGCCCCGCGCCAGACCAGCTCCCGCGCCCGCGTGAGCGTCACCCCGACACCGGCCGAGCCGCAGCGGCCGCGCTCACGTGTCAGCGTCACCGCGCCCGAGCAGCAGGCCGGCCCCCGGGTCAGGGTCAACGATCTCGACCCCGAGTCCCGCCGCCAGGCGCGTAGCCGCGTCGAGGTCACCGGCGAGAACCGCAGCGAGCCGACAGTGGTGCGCGCCGTCACCGACCGCGTAGCCGCCACTGTCGAGCGGCACGTGCGCAACGTCGACCGCGACACCGTCGTCGCGACCGCCAACGCCGCCGGTGACGAGATCGGCTGGGCGCGCGTACTGTCCGGCGGCGAGAACTGCCCGTTCTGCGCGATGCTCGCCAGCCGCGGCCCGGTGTACCGCTCGGACAAGAGCGCGCTCACCGTCGTCGGAGACCGACGCGGCCGCGCCCGCGGATCCCGCGCCGTCGGCGAGTCCTACCACGACCACTGCGACTGCTCCGCCGTCCTCGTCCGCGAGGGCCAGGACTGGGATGGCCGCGAGGAGTTCGAGCGACTCGAGCGGATGTGGGTGGCTGCCAGCGCAGCCCACCCGCGCGACACCACCCGCGCCTTCAACCGGGCCTGGCGTCGGATCCAACGGGAGCCCGCGCTGGAAGACGACTACACCCGCCTGTGGGAGGAGTCGACCCAGGGCCTGGAGGGCAGCGCAGCACTGCGCGCGTTCGGGCAAGCCGCAGCGGAGAACCCGCCCGAGGCTCTCGATGCCAGCCGCCGCAGCCCGTCTCGCCGCGGCGACGACCCGCCGGCCGACCCCGAGCCGACCACCCCGGATCCCGGCCCCGACGACAACCCCCCGCCGGGCCCGCCGGGATCCGGCGACGCAGGACCCGCCGCAGGAGACCAGGACCCGTTCGACGGGCTGCCGTTCCCGCACCCGTGGACCGTCAGCCAGGACCTCGGCAGCCTGAGCGCCGAGGAGCGGAACGAGCTGCGGCACTACGCCGTCGGCGGCTACCGCGACGTCAACGACGCGATGCGCGGCCGTCGGGAGATGACACCGGACCTCGAGCGGCGCATCGACCTGCTGCGCTCGGCGATCGACGCGCGACCGCTCACCCGCACCTACCGAGTCACCCGCACAGCCGAGACCGCGGACCTCGGCCTGGACGGCCGGACGATCGACGAGTCGCTCATCGGCGAATGGCTCCGAGAACCGGCGTTCATGTCGACCAGCGGCCACCGCAACCCGCCGTACCTGATGAACCGGGCGAACCCGGTCATCCTCGACCTGATCGTGCCCGAGGGCACCCCCGGTGTCGCCATCGACGATTCGCTGACGACACAGGAGATGGTCGAGAAGGAACGCGAGCTGCTGCTCACCGACGGTGTCCGGATCCTGATCATCGGAGTTCGGTACGATGATGAGCGCCAGGCGCCGCGGCTACAGGGCCGCGTGGTGCACGAGAGCAGGAGGGATAGCTGATGACCGCGCTGCGTGACGATCGGCTCGCCCTGCACCCCATCGACGTGCCGCCCCAGGAGACCACCCGCGTCCGGCGGGAAACCGAGCAGCTGATCGGCAAGAAGCTGCCACCCGGCCCCGCCGAGATCGCCGCCTACCAGGCGGCCGGCCTCGAACCGCCAACCGAATAAGCCCGACCCCCAAACGAGCCCCGGAGTGCATCTGCACCCGGGGCTTTGTCATGCCCAGATCCGCCCAGGAGACGGACCCCGACAGCCCCAGGAGGGCACATGACCGACGCTCCCGCCGCACCGAACCCGCTCGCCGCCGACGCCGCGCCCGCCGCCCCTGCACCGCAGGATCCGCCCGCCGTGCCGACCCCGGCCGCGCTGGCGACCCCGGCGCCCGGCGCACCGGCCGCTCCCGAGGACGCCGCCTCGATGACGCCCGAGGACATGCAGAGCGTCATCGAGCGGCTCCGCAAGGAGAACGCGGGCTGGCGCACCAAGGTGCGCGACCTCGAGCCGAGGGCGAAGGCGCACGACGAGGCCATCGAGGCGCAGAAGACCGAGGTCGAGCGCGCTACCGACCGCGCCGCCGCCGCCGAACAGGCCCTCGCCGAGCGCGAGCGCGAACTGAACGTCCTGCGGGTGGCCGCCAAGTACGGCATCCCCGAAGAGGACCACGACTTGCTGGGGTCAGGCACCCCGGAAGAGCTGGACGCCCGCGCCGCGCGCATCGCGGCCATGCGGCAGACCAGCGCCCCGACACCCCCGCCGCCGAGTGATCGGCCGGTCGAGGGTCTGAGGCCCGGCGCCTCACCCACTCCGCCCGCACCGGCGGACACCTCATACCCCGCGGCGTGGGCGCCGCGAGGCAAGCAGAGCTAGGAAAGGAGAGATCAGTGGCCAACGAATGCACTCCACTGCTCCGGCCGGGCCGCGACATCACCGTGCTCACCACGGCAGGTGTTACCGGCAAGACCTTCGTCGACGTCTCCGCAACGCGGGACGCGACCACCGGCCTCATCAAGGTCGCCACCGCCGCCGCCGGCGTGAAGGCGCTCGGCGTCGCCGTGCGTGACGCGGCCTCCGGCGCGACGGTCGCGATCCTGCGCGGCGGCATCGTCCCCGTCACCGCAGGCGGCGCGATCACCGCGGGCGCCGAGGTCGAGGTCGGCTCGTCCGGCCGGGTCATCACCCTCGCCTCCGGCAAGGCCGTGGGCAAGGCCGTCGAGACCGGGACCAACGGCGCCGACGTCCTGATCGCCGTCTACGAGTAGGAAGGAGAACCCCATCATGGCGAACACCCCGTACACCCCGGAGTTCCCGCTCGGCGTCCCGTCCGTCTCGGGCAACAGCATCACGGTCGACCTGATGCTCAAGGAGCCGACCAGGATCAACCGGTACATCTCCGACATCGCGCTGCAGAAGTTCTTCGCCGACCGGATCTTCGCGACCGGCGGCGGCGTCAGCGGCGGCGCGCTGCTGTACACCCAGCTGACCACCAACGACCTGTACGCCACCCGCGACGTGCAGGAGATCGCGCCGGGCGCGGAGTTCCCGGAGCTGACCTTCGACCGGCCCGAGCCGAAGGTCGCGACCGTGAAGAAGATCGGTGGTCGCTTCCGGGTCACCGACGAGGCACGGGATCGCAACGACCTCACGGTGATCCAGAACGAGGGCACCAAGGTCGGCAACAACATCACCCGCACCATCCACGCCCGGGCGATCCAGGCGCTGTCCGACAGCGTCACCGCGATCGGCTCGGACGTGCAGATCACCGGTGTCTCGTGGGCCGACGCGGCCGGCCTGACGCTGACCACCACGGCCAACAACATCCAGCCCGCGGCCGACTTCGCCAAGGCCTCGCTGAAGGCCGAGACTTTCGAGCTCGGCGGCGAGTTCAACCTCTGGATCGTCAACCCGCAGGAGATGACGAACTTCCAGATCACCTACGGCGACCGGTGGCGCGACGTCCTCACCAACAACGGTGTCGACATGATCGCCTCCAACCGCGTCACCGCCGGCGAGGCGTGGGTCGTGCAGGAGCGCATGGTCGGCGAGATGCGTTTCGAGCAGGCGCTCAAGACCGTCACCTACCGCGACGACTCGACCGAGTCCGAGTGGGTGCAGACCAGCATCCGGCCGGTCTTCGCCGTGACCAACCCCTACGCGGTGCTCAAGGTCACCGGTCTGGCGGCCTGACCATGGAGCGCACAGTCCGCGTCGGCCTGACCACCTACCGCGCCGTCGACGGCCGGTACCGGCTGGCACAGACCGGACAGGTCGTCGACGTCCACCCCGACTACCTGCCGCGCTTCGACCGGCTCAACGTCCTCGCGGGCCAGACGCCCGCCGACACACCGCCGGCCGAGTCCACCGCGGCCGAGCCTGCCGCCCCGGCGCCGAAGCGCACCAGGGCACAGCGCAAGGAGGACTGATGGCCTTCGCCACCACCCCGGATCTCGCAGCGCGATGGCGCCCCCTCTCCCCGGCGGAGCAGGACCGCGCCGAGGTGCTACTCGACGACGCGGCATGGTGGCTACAGGCATGGTTCGTCGCGGCGGGCGACCTGACGGCCCTGGCGGCCGACGACCCCGCCCTCGCCGACGGACTGAAGATCCTGTCCTGCGCGATGGTCAAGCGGGCAATGACCTCCGCCGGTGACGGCGTGGGCCAGGCGCAGCAGGTCATGGGCCCGTTCACGGCCCAGATCTCCTACCGCAACCCCGACGGCTCGCTGTACCTGTACGGCTCCGAGCGGGATGCGATCTGGGCGCTGCTCGGCGGCAACGTCTCCGGCGCCGTGTCGATGACGTGTCCGGGGCTGTGATGGAGTCCATCGGCATCGCCTACGGCCAGACAATCTCGGTACTGCGCGGTCCCGGCGACCGCGTAGGCGACCGGAACCTGACCGTTCACCACACGATCGACGACGCCGTCTTCTGGCCGGAGTCGATCTCCGATGACGACTACCGCCGTGACACCTCGACGGTGTACGGCTACGTCGCGGTACCCCGTGGTGGAGATCTGCTCCCCAACGACCGCGTGCGCCTGGCCGACAACACCGTGTGGGCGCTCGTCGGCGCTCCCCAGTGGGACCACGTCCATCCGATTACCGGCTGGAACCCCGGCTACAAGGTCGCCCGCGTGAAAGGGGTGAGCTGATGAAGAATCACATTCCGGCACCGAACAACCCGGCTGTCGTCGGGCTGCTCAAGTCCCGTGAGATGCGCGCGGTGATGTTCGAGCGAGGAGAGATCGCGCAGGCGATCTATCGGGAGATCGTGTCGAAACGAACTGCGCGGCTGGCACGCTCGGCCCGGGTCAGCACCTTTATCGGCGGCGAGAGAAACGACCGCTGGTGTGCCGAGCTCACGATCGGCGAGAGCGTCCACTACGGCCTGCCGCATGAGTTCGGGTACGACGACGGCGACGCCCACGTCGAGGCTGGCTTCTTCGATCTCAACGCCACCTTGAACATGCTGGGGTCCCTGTGATCTCGTTCCCGGACTGGTACGAGGGCGGCTACCCCGACCGCGAGCTGCTGATGTGCGACCTGCTGCAGACCTTCCTCGACCTTTGCACACCGGCCGGACTGGCGTGCACATGGCTGCCCGACGGCTACCGCGACATGGTCGACGGCGGCACCCCGGTGGTGCGCGTCTACCGCGGCGGCCTCGGCGCCGACGGTCAATGGGATGCGGCGGCGATGCAGGTCGCGGTCATCGCCTCCACCCGCGCCGACAGCTGGGCGGTGCTGGAGTATCTGCGCCAGATCCTGCTCAGCTTCGACCGCGGCGGGAAGGTGCGTCGCGCCGACGGCGAGATCAACACCGTCACCTCGATCACCGAGATGGTCGGTCCGCAGCAGATCCCCGAGCTGAACCCTGATTTCCGGATGGTCTGGACGACCTTCCGCGTCGAGTGCCGGCGGGACCGGCACCTGCCGGATTACGCGGCCATCCGCGAATCCCTGCCTCTCTGACATCCCCTCGCCTCACCCCGCGCGCACCGCGGGGCCATCGGCGTACCCACGAAAGGAGCGGTCATGGCCGCCACCGATTTCCGGACCCTTAAGGACAAGAACGACGCGCTGGTGATGTCGGCGCAGGACTGGCTGGTCCTGATGCACGACTGGGAACCCGGCGCGCCCTACATGCCGACCGACCTCACCGACTCCAGCGGCGTGCTGCAGACGCTGCCCGCCGGGTGGTTCACCTCCGGTGAGCTGCAGAAGGCCGCCGGTGTGAGTCTGGCGCCCGACACCCAGACCTCCGACATCGAAGGCTACGGCTCCTCGTCGGCGCGCCGCACGATGGTCACCGCGGAGAAGTTCACCATCGACTACTTCGCGCAGGAGTGGCGCAAGAAGAACTTGGAGCTGTGGCACAACGTCGACCTGTCGGCCGTGGCCGCTGCCCCGGGCAAGGGTTTCCGCGCGACGAAGACCTCCAGCTTGAAGGTGCGCTACTACAGCGCGATCCTCATCGCCCAGGACGAGGGCGTCGGGTCCCTGTACCCGTTCTTCCTCTACCCCAAGGTGTCGGTGTCCAAGCGGTCGCCGATGGCTGGCGAGCAGGGCAAGGAGCTCGGTCTGCCCGCGACGCTGACCGTGTTCGACGACCCGGAGTTCGGTGGCATGTACGACTTCGGTGTCGCCGGCGCGGGCTTCGACGCCATCGCCCAGGACGCGGGCTTCGCCGCGGCCGCGACCTCGATCAACATCACCCCGGCCGCGGCGAGTCTGGCGGTCGGCGAGCAGGCGCAGCTGCTGGTGATCGACAACAACGGCTTCGACCGCACCGCGGAGTGCACCTACGGCACCTCCAACGCGGGCCGCGCCACGGTCTCACCCACCGGCCGCGTCACCGCGGTGGCCGTCGGCTCGGCGGCCACGATCACCGCCACCCTCGGCGCGCTGAACGACACCGCCGCCATCACCGTCGCCTGACCGCGGCCCCGATCGCCCCCCGCGCCGTTCCTGGTGCGGCGCGGGGCGGCACCCACCAGGACCACCAGGGACCAGGAGAGAACCATGACCACCCCCCGAAAGACCACGGCCCGCAAGGCCTCCCCGCGCACAGCCCAGCCGAAGACCGTCGAGGCGAAGGTATCGGCCTTCGCCGCGCTGCGGGCCCGCGCCGGCGACCGCGAGCTCGGAGTGCGCGCCGCGACCACCCCGTACGAGATCCCCGGCTTCGAGCCCCCGATCACCGTGACCTGGCCGACTCTGCTGAGCGAGGAGGTCGCCCTCGAGATCGCCAGCCGCAACGGTGACGTGATCGGCTACCTGCACACGCTGCTCGGCGACGTCGACTTCGTGCGCGTCCTCGCCCGCTTCGAGCAGGAGCCGGACGGCAAGAAGCTGCTCGTCGGCCTGCAGCTCGCCATCAGCGACCACTTCCTCGGCCGCGGCGCCGGTGATGTGCCGGGGGGTACTCCGGCCTCGTCGACCTCGTAGGGGGCTACGGGGCCGAGCTCCGCTGGGATCTGCACGAGATCCTGCGCCTGGACCTCAACGACTGGCTGCGCGGCGACGCCGACTGGCGTGACCTCTGGGAGTACGCCGAGCGGATCCGGCGTCGCCCCGGCTCGGCCCTGAACGCGGCCGTCCTCCAAGACCCGGACGTCGTCGAAGAGCTCGCCGCGCTGCGAGACGACGGCGTCGGCCTGCCGATCGAGGGATTCACCCCGATCCTTGCCCGGCTGGCGTCGCTGGAGGACCGGCTGACCCAGCTGCTCTACGTCGCAGCGAAAGCCCCGACGGGCTCAGCCCCGACCGCGCCCCGGCCGACGTACCCCCACCACGAACGTCGCGAGGAGCTGCGCCGCAGGCGCATGACCCGTCTCGAGCTGCAGCTGATTCCAGGAGGTGACGACGACTGATGGCGACCTACTCGGCAGGCTCGGCGAGCGTGCGGATCAAGCCGGACTTCTCCGGCTTCATCCGCCAGCTCCGCGCCGATTTGGCGGAGGTCGAGGCCAAGTACGGCGTCGAGATCAACCCGGACATGACTGGGTTCGCGGCCGCGCTCGAGACGCGCCTCGGCGAGATCCAGGCCCGCCTGGGTGTCGAGATCTTCGCCGACATGACCGGGTTCGCCACCGACCTGGAGGCCCGGCTGGGCGAGATCCAGGCGAAGCTCGGCGTCGAGATCGAGCCCGACACGGCCGGGCTCGAGACCGAGCTGCAGACCGAGCTGGCCGGTGTCGACGGCAAGGTCGAGGTCGAGGTCGGCGTATCCGAGGACAGCCTGACCAGGGCTGAGGAGAAGATCAGGACACGCCTCGGCAAGATCTCCGTCGAGATCCGGGTCTCGGCCAACACGCAGCCGGCCGCGGCCGAGATCGCCGCGCTGCGCCGCCTCAACAGGCGCTTCACCATGCGCGTGGACGCCGAGACCAACCCGGCCGCGCGCGAGATGGAGGCCCTGCGCCGCCTGAATCGCACGCACACGATGCGCGTCGACGCCGACACCTCGCGCGCCGCCGCGCAGATGGCCGCGCTGCGTGCCGCGAACGCTGCCGCGTCGGCGGGCAGCGGCGGGGGTGCGGGCGGGTCGGGCCTGCAGCTGACTGCGCTGATGAACGCCGCGGCGCTCGGCGTCGGCCTGCTGCCCGCGGCCGCCAGCGCGATCGCCGAGATCGGCGCCGACGTCCAGTCGCTGTTGCAGAACATCGTGCTGATCCCTGGCGCTTTCGCCGCGGCAGGCGCCAGCTTCTTCACGCTGTCGGTCGGCCTCGACAAGATGAAGGACGCCTTCTCGGACTCCCCGAAGAAGGCGGCCAAGGCATACGCCGCGCTGTCGGACGAGGGCAAGAAGACCGTCGATACCCTCAAGGGGTTCGGCCCAGCGTGGGACAAGATCAAGGACTCCGTCCAGGACACCACGCTGTCCGGGCTGTCTCTGCCGCTGAAGGACCTGCTGACCACCCAGCAGCCGGTCCTACGCGACGGCATGACCCAGCTTGCCGGCCAGTTCAACGGCATCTTCAAGACCGTGATCGCCGAAGCGGGCAGCGACAAGAGCGTCGGCGCGCTGCGCGGGATCTTCGGCAGCACCTCGGCCGCCGCTGGTGAGCTGAACCGGGCTGTCGTGCCGATCATCTCGACGATCCGGACCCTGGCCACCTCGGGCTCCAGCGTGATGCCGCAGCTCGCCGCCAGCTTCGCGACCGCGGCCGCCAAGGCGGACATCTTCTTCGCCAAGGCCAACCAGTCCGGCGACCTCTCGCGCTGGATGCAGGAGGGCATCACCGCGGCCGGGCGGCTGCTGTCGGTGCTGGGCAATCTCGGCTCCAGCCTGGCGTCGATCTTCCGCGCCACGAAGGGCGACGGCGACGGCTTCCTCCTCACGATGGACAAGCTCACCGAGCGGATGGCGACCTGGCTCAAGAGCTCCGAAGGCCAGGCCGAGCTGCGCACCTTCTTCTCAGAGGGCAAGCAGTCCCTCTCGGAGTGGAAGCCGGTGCTCGAGTCGGTCGGCACGATCATGGGATCGCTGTACTCCGCTGCGCAGCAGTGGTCCGCGATCCTGCTCCCTTTCCTGCAGGCCGGAGCGAGCCTGCTGTCGAGCCACAACGGCATGCTGCAGACGATCCTGGTGAGCTACTTCGCCTTCCGGACCATCTCGCCGATCCTGAGCGCGCTCCAGGCCGGATTCGGGTCGGCCACCGCGGCAGCCGGCCGCTTCCAGACCGCCTTCGCCGCCGCGAACACCTCGGCCAGCACGCTGTCACGCACCGGCTCCGGCCTGGCCGCCATGCTCGGCAGCGGCGGCATGCTCGGCATCGCCGTGGCGGGCGCCGCCATCGGCCTCGGCCTGCTCGCCCAGAAGCACCAGGAGGCCGCGGCCGCGGCGTCCGAGCAGAAGCGGCAGCTCGAGCAGCTGCGCGAGACCCTCGACGACCAGACCGGCGCGGTCACCGAGGAAACCCGCGCCACCGTCGCCAAGGACCTCGAAGACCGCGGGTTCCTCAAGCGCGCACAATCTCTCGGCGTCGACCCCGGCCAGTACGTCAACGCGGGCATCGGCATCGACGAGGCGGGCAAGGCGAAGATCAACGAGCGCCTCACCGCGATCATCCTGGAGCAGATCCCCAAGTCGACCTCGACCGGCGCCCCGGCCCTGTTCGAGCAGACCGCGGCCGGCCTCGGCCTGTCACAGACCGACCTCGCTCAGGCCGTGCAGGGCATCCCGGAGGCAGTCACCAAGTTCGAGCAGGCGTGGAGCCGGACCGGCGGCGGCATGGGCGGCAGCCTCCAGGACCTGGCCGAGCTCAAGGCGGCCCTGAACGACGTCGGCGAATCGGCAGGCACCCTCGGTGGTGAGCTCAACGGCCTCGACACCAGGACCGGCCAGGCCGCGGAGGGTCAGCGCCGCCTGTACGCCGCGCTGAACGGGACCTTCTCGCTCACCGATGAGGGGCGGCAGAAGTTCAAGGACCTCGGCGTCGAGGTGCTGAACGTGCCGAACGAGAAGACCGTGCAGGTCAAGACCAACAGCCCGGAGGAGATCCAGCGGCTGCGGGACCTCGGCTACACGGTCGAGGCGCTGCCCGACGGCACGGTGAAGATCATCCTCGACGACGCCGCGGCGAAGGCGTCGATCGCCGCGCTGCAGGCACCGGGCACCAAGGTCATCACCATCGAGCAGCGCGTCCAGGCGGGCATCGACAATCCCTCGCTCCGCGAGGGCGCTGCGCCCTACAGCCCGGAGTCCGGGTACGTCCACTACGCCTCCGGCGGCTCGATCACCGGCGGCGTGGCCGGCCGCGACAGCGTGCCGATCCTGGGCATGCCCGGCGAGCACATGCTGACCACCTCCGACGTCGATAAGCTCGGCGGCCAGGCCGGCGTCTACCGCTTCCGTGCCGCGCTGCAGGCCGGCCTGGTCAAGCCGATGGCCACCGGCGGCGCGGTCGAGTGGACCGACAAGAACGAGATCGACCTCCAGCAGGCACAGGTCGCGGTCACGCAGGCGCAGGAGAAGCTGACCAAGCTGGAGAACAACCCGAAGGCGTCGGAGGCCGACAAGGAGCAGGCCCGCCTGAAGGTGCAGGAGGCCCAGCTCAAGGCCCAGGAGCTGCAGAACAAGAAGGACGGCATCTCCACCGCGCCCGCGCCGCAGGCACCCCTGCCGGGCAAGGTCTCGGCCGAGGAGCTGGCGATCGCCGACGCCGAGGACGCCGTCGACCAGGCCAACGCCAAGCGCAACCAGGTCTACAACGACCCGGCTTCTACCGACGCCGACAAGGCGCGCGCTGACCGTGACTACCAGAAGGCGCAGAACAGCCTCGAATCGACGAAGACCTCGAAGTCGGGGTCGTCGAGTTCGCTGCCGGAGAGCTACTCCGCGCAGGGGATCGGCAAGGCGGCGGGCGAGATCATCGCGACCGGGATCCTCAGCTTCTTCGGCCTGGAGAACAGCGTGCTGTCCAGCACGAACACGTACAACAAGGCCGCCAACACCGTCTACTCGTACTACAACGGCACCGGCTCGTCGTCGTCCGGATCCTCCTCGACCGGCACTTCGTCGAGCACCACCGGCGGCGGCTACTCCTACACCCCGAAGGAGACCACCACCGGCACCGGGACCGGGACGTCGAGCAAGAGCACCACCGGTGAGTCCACCACCGGCGGCTCGACGACCGGCGTGGAGCGCTGGCGCAGCACATTCGCCTCGGTGCTCTCGGCGCTGGCGATGCCCTCGAGCTGGCTGGAGCTCGGCCTGAAGCAGATGGCCACCGAGTCCGGCGGCAACCAGTGGGCCATCAACAACAGCGACTCGAACGCCGCAGCGGGCACGCCGAGCAAGGGGCTCATGCAGGTCATCGACCCGACCTTCGCGCGCTACCGATCGAGCCTGTACGCCAACAACATCTGGGACCCCTCGGCCAACATCGGCGCCGCCCTGCTCTACACGCAGGCCCGCTACGGCAGTCCCGTCGGCGTGTGGGGCAAGGGCACCGGCTACGCGACCGGCGGCTGGGTCAGCGGGCCGGGGTCGACCACGAGCGACAGCATCTTCGCGCCGTGGCTCAGCGACAAGGAGTTCGTCGTCAACGCCGCGGCGGCCGCGCAGCACGGCGGCCTGCTCGAGGCGATCAACGCCGGCCAGGTGCCGACCCTGCCTGCGGGCTTCGGCGCGTCCTCCTCGTCTTCGACGTCGACCTCGTCGACCACCCGCGACCACTCGATCAATTTTCACGGCGACATGCACGTCATGGACAACGAAGGGCTGGTCCGAGAGATGAACCGATTCACCGACATCCAGTCGGTCGGCGCGCTGGCGGCGTTCTGATGCCTTCGCAGATGCACATCTGGATGAAGGGCTCAGACGGATCCCGGTGGGATCTGTCCGGCCCGGGCCAGGGTGACCAGGGGGCCGAGCTGCGCCCCGGTCCGAAGAAGCTCATCGACGCCCCCGCCAAGACGTTCTGGGTCCAGGGCGGTGCGCGGATGCACTACCAGGGCCACCAGTTCGAGCGCCGCGACCCAGTGTTCGTCGTGAACATCTTCGACCCCACCGGCAGAGGCAACCCCGACACCTGGCGCGACATCGACAGCCGATTCCGGCTGGCCCTCGGGATGTATGACGAGGAGTTCCAGATCGTCGTCGAGATCGGCTCCGATGTGCGCACTCTCAACATGCGCCTGCTGTCGGAGCCGGTGGCCTACGAGAACGGCGGTCACGAGGGCAAGGACCCTCACCTCTACGCAGAGTCCACGCTGCTGATCAACGCGGCAGCGAGTCAGCCGTTCTGGTCCGGGCCCGACATCGTGCAGGAGTGGGAGCTGCCCTCCGGCACCTCCGGCAGCACGAGCTTCGTCTACCAGAACCGCGGCGATGTGATCATCTGGCCGCGGTACTTCGTCACCGCCCCCGGCACCTGGACACTGCCGGACCGGTCCTGGGGCCAGGAGATCGCACACCAGCGCCCGGTCGGCGCAGACCTCGGCCGCGACGTGCCGCTGCCCGCGCTGCTGGCCGGCGAGGACGCCGACGTGAACTCCGACCCGGACGAGGAGTACATCGTCACAGCCAACAACTCCCCGGCCTGGGCACGCGCCAACGGGAAGTCGCTGCTGTACCCGATCAAGGCGCGGACCAAGCCGGTATCGCTGCCCATCTCGGTCACCGGCGCGACCGCAGGCGCGGCGATCCAGCTCACGCTGCCGCAACGTTTCAGCCGACCGCTGGGGGTGAGCCTGTGAGCACCGGCCTCGCTGACATCCCCCGGCTGCGCCTGCAGTGTGAGGCGATCCGCGAGCAGCACCGCGAGATGCGCGCGGCCAAGCCCCTGATCCGGCTGTGGGCCAACCGCCCCGACGGCGCGCCCGGGCTGGTGCTGCGCGGCATCGCGGCCGACAACATGGCCGGCCAGTTCCCGTTCCGCAAGAACAGCTTCGGCACCGGCGGCACCCTGAAGCTGCGGCTCGATCATCACCTGGCCCGCTGGATCGTCCGGGTCCCCAACGACGCCACCGCGAAGAAGAACATCGTGATCACGGTGGACTTCATGGGCGGCAAGCTCCGCTGGTCCGGGCTGCTGAAGAGCTGGAAGGTGATCCGCGACAGCGCGGGAATCCGCTACCTGGAAACCACCTGGATCGACGACCTGCAGTTCCTGCAATTCATGCTCGGCCCGCCGAATCCGCTGCTGCCGATTCCCCTGTTCCAGTTTCCACGGGTGCTGCCGATCTTCGGGCCCGCGAAATGGGCGATCTCGATGCTGATCCTGATCAACCTCATCCGGTTGAACGGGAACCTGTGGACCCTGCCCGACGACCCATTCGCCGTCGAGTCCTGGGACGACCTATTCGACTGGTCGGACTGGCAGGTCCTCATCAAGGCCAACCCGTTCGACCTCGACGACAGCTCGCTGTGGACGATCCTCGCGACCCGCATGAACCGCATCGACGAGGTGATCGCCGATGCGCTCGACGACGCGCAGCTGGTCATGACCTACCGGCGCATCCTCACCGTCGATGGCGAAACCTCCGATGTCCCAGGCGTCCCCGAAGTCGCCAACGGCGCGCTCGTCCTCGAGGTCCAGGACAAGTCGGGGTATTGGAACGCCGACGGCACCGGCACCGGCGGCGGCGTCGCCGGCGGATTCATCCGCACTGTCCAGGCGTTCACCGCCGGGTTCATCGAGGACTCCTCGGTGCTGGTCATGGACGACCCGACGGTCCACCCCGAGGAGTACAGCACCCCCGGGTTCGTCGGCACCAAGCCGGGATTCCCGTGGGTGGTCGTGCGGGATTCGCAATGGACGGCGATCCAGTCATCGCAGCTGGTCTACTCGCCCCCGACCGCCGTGGGCGTCATCGTCGGCGGCGACAATCCCATGGCGGACTCGCTGGCCAAGCTGGCCATCGAATCCACGGCCGCCTTGATCGGCTATTTCCTCCTCGGAGGGTTCTCGGCGCTCGGATCCATCGCGGCAGATATCGCGATGCCGTTCCTGCAGGGAACCATTCTGGCCTGGCTGCAGTGGGAGAACTATGGCCGCGGCCACAACCTCGGCTGGGTCCACCTGTACGAGCTGTACCAGCAGGGCGCCGAGAACAACGCCTGGAGTTTGAGCGCGATCGCCGCACTGCGCGCCGGGTTCCTCGCATCGAGAGCCGAGACCGCCCACCAGTTCTCGATGGGCATCGGCGCTCAGCACCTACCCGGCCTGCACTTCGTGATCGGTGACCGGATCGGTTCGGTCGACTCCTACGTCGATGAGCGGATCTTCGTCGAGCAGGTCGAGGAGATCGACCCCTCCTGGGACTGGACCAGCGGCAAGCAGCTCGACATCAAGGTCACCGTCGGCCAGGCCAAGGCCGCCATGTCCCAGGCCGAGCGCAGCAGCCGCCTGCTGTCCAAGGCACTCACCACGCTCAGCAACATCGGCGTGCACCTCGTCTCGTGATGGAGATCCCCATGGCCACACCGCCCCCGCCACCTGGCTTCGAGCACCTGGACATGAGCGACCCTCAGCAGGCGCTGGCCTGGGCACTCGGCTCGATGCCCTCCCATCAGCCCGGCGGCCAGCCGGTCGGCATCCCGCCCAAGGTCGTCCCCGCCTGGTCGGAGTTCCTGACGAAACTCGGGCTGGTCTACGACCCGTCCCGCCAGGTTCTCTTCCCCGTGGTCGACGACAAGCCGAACCCGATGGGCTGGCTCTCACCGGTGCAGTGGGTCAGCCGCGAGGAATACGACAAACACGAGGCCGCGCGCGCCGGCCGCGTCGCCGACATGGAGGCCGCGCTGCAGCGCATGGATCCCGGTCTCGCGCAGCGCATCGCCGACATGACCGACCCGGAGAAGCGCGACGCGATGGCAGCTCAGGCCGTCGCCATCGGCGACGTGCTCTCCCGCATCCAGCAGCAGCACGGAGGTGGCCAGAATGGCTGAGAAGGTTCTGCCCTACGACCGCCGCTGGGTCACGCAGGAGACGGGCTGGTACTGCGGCCCGGCGTCGGCGCAGACCATCCTGCAGTCGCGGGGGATCTTCGTCGAAGAGTCCCAGCTCGCGCGCGAGATCGGGACCACCTGGAACGGGACCGACTACGTCGGGCTCATCGAGCCGGTACTGAACGCGCACCTCGGCCAGGACGTCTACGTCTCCCGCTACCTGGAGGTCGACCCGGCCGCGCCCGAGCAGGTCGAGCGGCTGTGGCGCGACATCGTGGCCAGCATCGAAGCGGGCTTCGGCGTGGTGGCCAACATCGTCGCGCCGGTGGACAACTACCCGCGCGGCGTCCGCGGTTCGGTCTCGCCGTCGTACTCCGGCGGCACGGTCTACCACTACATCGCGGTGATGGGCTACAGCGACGAGGACGGCGCGCGCTCGGTGTGGATCGCCGACAGCGGCTTCCGCCCGTTCGGCTACTGGCTCAGCTTCGCCCAGCTCGCCACGCTCATCCCGCCGAAGGGGTACGCAGCCGCGCCGGTCGGTCCGCCGCCGCCCCCGCCGCCGGGCCTCACTGCCGAGGTGCTGTCGGATGCGATGGGCGCGGCGCTGCCCCTCGAGCGGTACCGCGAGCTGCTGCCCGCCGTCACCGAGGCCCTGCGTGCTGCGGGCTGCACCACCGTCGACCGCGCCGCGATGTGGATGGCGCAGGTCGGCCACGAGTCCGCTGGCCTGCGGTACATGGAGGAGCTGGCTGACGGCTCGGCCTACGAGGGCCGCGCCGACCTCGGCAACACCCAGCCCGGCGACGGCCGCCGCTTCAAGGGCCGCGGTCCGATCCAGATCACCGGACGCCACAACTACGCCGCGGTGTCCGCCTGGGCTTTCGCGCAGGGCCTCGTACCGACGGCTACCTACTTCGTCGACAACCCGGCCGAGCTCGGCACCGACCGCTACGCCTTCGCCGGCGTGACCTGGTACTGGACCGTCGCGCGCCAGATGAACCGCTTCGCCGACGCCGCTGACATCGAGGGTGCCACCCGCGCCGTGAACGGTGGGCTCACCAACCTCGACGACCGCGTCGACCGATGGAACCACGCCCGCGCACTCGGCGCGGCGCTGCTACCCGAGGAGGACTCCACCATGGCCGCACTCACCCCCGAGGAGCAGCGAGAACTGCTCGACGGCGTGCGCTACATCCGCGACCAGCTCGGCCCCGGCGTCGACGACTGGGGCGAAGACGGAGACCTGGGCCGAAACGCCAAGGGTCAGCGCCTGACCCTGCGGGCCGGCCTCGCCAAGCTGATCCGGAAGGTCGGTGCCTGATGAACTCCCGCGTCCCCGAGCCTGCGCTGGTCCGCTCCACGCTGGTCGCCTTGTCCGGCGTCGTCGCCTTCATCCTCGGCAAGAACATCGACGTCAGCTGGATCGAGCCGCTGGTTACCCTCTACGGGCTCGCCGCGCCGGTCATCGCCGGCTTCCTCATCCGCCGCGCGGTTACCCCGGTCTCTGACCAGGTCGGTCTACGGAGCGGCCAGTGAGCCCAGAGCAAATCACTGCCTTCGGTGGCATCATCGCTGCGATACTCGCTGCCTGGACCGCCTTCCAGGGCAAGAAGGTCGCCGAGCTGCAGGGCCGCATCGAGAAGCTCGAAGAGGAACTGTCGGCCGCCGAGGAGCTAGGCCGCGCAGCAATGCGATACATCCGCAAGTTGTGGCGGTGGAGCGATCAGCGCGACATCGCCCACCAGCGCGGCGTCGAGCCCCCGGAACAGCCGCCTCTGCCCGACCTCCTCAAGGATGAGCTGTGACCTTCCCGGTCGGCGCGGGCGGCACGAACCCCGGCAACTGGGGCGTCTCGGCCGGTGGCGGCATCCCGCGGATGAACCAGCTCAGCCAGGGCGCGGTCACCGACCAGATCGCCAACGAGGCGCTGCAGGGCAGCTCGTGGGGCGGCCTCGGTGGGATGCTGATCAACCTCGTGCTGTCGCTGGTCGCCGGGGTTGTCGGCGCGATCCTCGGCGGCTTCGCCTCCGTGCTGGACGCGATCTTCGGCACCGTCGATGACGCCTACATCGCCGGCATGCCGACGATCAACGACCACACCCAGTCCATCACCGAGCTGGAGCAGGCCGTCGAGGCGCTGATCCTGCAGGGCGTGGCGATCAAGTTCACGTCGAACAACACCTACGTCCCGAGCGAAGGCATCGTCTCTGTCGACGTGATCCTGATCGGCGCTGGCGGCGGCGGGTCGAGCGGAAGCTATGACGCTCTGATCGACGGCACGCGCTCCGGCGGTGGCGGCGGTGGCGGTGGCGAGACCCACGTGAACGTGCCGGCCTCGCTGCTGCCGACGAACATCGACGGGACCTACAAGGGAATCCAGATCATCGTCGGCGCGGGCGGGGCCGGCGCGACGTCGGACTCCGGTGTCGGAACCGGCGGCGGTCACACCCGGTTCGGGCCCGAGGTCGGCAGCATCGCGCAATCGTGGCTGCTCGGCGGTGGAGGCAACGGCGGCGCCTGGGGCAACTCGGGCCCGGTCGCCCCCGGTGGCGTGGGGATGATCCCCGGCGGTGCTGGTGACCGCGGCCTCGGCCCGGCTGGCGCCGGAGTCGGCGCGGGGCACTCGACCAGCGCCTACGACCTGCACGGTGGCGGTGGTGGCGGCGGCCGCGGCGGCGCACAGGGCCGTGGCGGCGGTTCACCCGGCGGCGGCGGCGGCATCTCGCCCGGCGGCGCTCCCGCAACGCCTGGCGCCGCAGGCGAATCGCCGTCGACCATCGTGGCCACCGGCGGTGGTGGCGGTGGCGGCGGTGCATCAGGCTCGGCCGGCGGCGGCAACGGCGGCTTCCCCGCCGGGGGCGGCGGAGGGTCGGCCTGCGACACCGGCGGCGCAACCTTCGGCGGCAACGGGGCCAACGGGGTTGTCTACGTCATCGAGCGGATGGCCTGATGCAGGTCGTCGCGGTGATGCGCGTCTACACCACGTCCGCCACCTGGACGAAACCTGTCGGGCTGCGCGCCCTGGACGTGATCGTCCGCGGCGCGGGCGGCGGCGGATCGGCCAGCACCGGCGGCGGCGGGGGAGCGCTCGCCATCAACACCGCCAGGCGGATCTCACCACTCGAGCTGCCGGACACGGTAGCCGTCACCGTCGGCGCTGGCGGATCCTCCGGCGGCAACGGCGGCAGAAGTGCCTTCGGCAGCCTGCTCACCGCGCCGGGCGGATCCGGCGGCACCAGCGGCGGCGCAGGAGGACTCACCTTCGCCCGCGGCGGCAACGGTGGTACGAGCGGCCAGCCAGGGGAGACGGTGACCGCTGGAGTCGTACGCCTGCTCGCAGCAGGTGGCGGCGGCGGTGGATCCGGATCGACCGGCGGCGGCTCCGGCCGCGTCCCCGGCAACACAGACCACCCGATCTGGTGGGAGTGGTGCCAGTCCGGCGGCGGCGGCAACAGCGCCAGCGCCGGCGGCTACCCCTGCGGCGGAGGCGGTGCCGGTGCAGTCGGCGCCGACGGGGTCGTGACCGTCATCGAGTACTACGCAGAGGAGGACTGAATGGCTACCGCCACCAAGGTGCTGGAGAACGTGGCCGGGCACGCAGGCCCGGCGACCGTGTACCGGCTGGACCCGCCGCGGCTGTCGGCCGGTGTCGAGTACGACCACGTCACTATCTGGATCGACGATGCCACCCGCTGGCAGGCCGCCGAGGTCGTCGCGATCTGGAGCACCGAGCGCGGGGCGGCCGTCGGTGGGAGCATCATCCGCCGGGCGGGCAGCTTCGTGCTCCAGGACGATTACGCCGGTCAGCCGGAGTACGTGTCTGGTGCACACCAGTGGGCGCTCGGCATGCTCGGCGGCTACCAGATCGTCGAGCCCGAGCCCGAGCCGGAGCCGCAGCCCGAGGACGACGCGGCGTGAGCGACACCTTCGGGCACGACCCGATCCAGCGGCCGATCGTCCTGTCGACCGCGGCCGCCTTCGTGCACCAGATCCAGCCGCGGACAACTCCGTTCCCGGCCGGGATCGAGGCGCGCATCGAGCTGTGGGACTCCACCTGGGCCACGCTGCTCGACACCTGGGACGCGACCACGGTCACCACCTCGCTGATCGAGTGGGCGATCGAGCCCTCCTCGACCGGCGCGATCCCCGAGCACTCCCGCTACCGGCTGTACCTGACCTACCCCACCGCGCCCGCGCTGCCCTACCTCTGGGCCACCGGCGCCGTGATCCGCAAGTAGCCCACCCCGTCCCCCCTCAGCCCCCGAGCCTTCCGGCCGGGGGCTTCGTCGTATCAGGAGGTCCCCATGGCCATCGCAGTACCCGTGACTCGGCAGGCACTCGCCGACGCCTACAAGACCCGAGGCGGCGCAGGTACCGTCTGGGTGTCCCTGCACACCGGCGACCCCGGCTCAACCGGCACGGCCGAGGCATCCGGCGGCACACCAGCCTACGCCCGCAAGCAGTCGACCTGGACGAGCGGCAGCGGCGGCGCGCTCACCGGCTCGCAGGTGGTGATCGACGTGCCCGCTGGCACCTACACCTACGCTGGCCTGTGGGACGCGGTGAGCGGCGGCAACTTCATCGACAAGGTCGCCATCACCAGCACCACACTGGGCAGCCAGGGCCAGATCCTCGTCACCCCGAGCTACACCCAGAGCTGATGCGCGCCGACCTCCCGCAGCCGAGCACGGACTACGCCGACCAGCCGGTCAGCCGCTGGCGCGCTGACGCGCCCGGGCCCACCGTCGAGGTGATCCCCGGCGTGCCTGCGGGAGTGGTCATCCCGGACGGAGTCGTCGCCAACTTCACCGGCGTCGGCCTGGCCGCCGCTGCACTCATTGCGAAGCCGGGCCTGCACCCGACCTTCACCGGCCGCGGCGAGCTGGCCGCAGCGGTGTCGGTGAAGGTCTCCGTACTCGCCGTCTTCACCGGCGCGGGCACCGTCGATCTGTCGGCCTCGCTGCCCGCACGCTTCACCGGCGCGGGCGTGCTGTCGGCGATCGCCCGCCCGGGCCGCCAGCTCGGCGCGGGCTTCACCGGCAGCGGCGCGCTCACGGCCGGGGTGCTGCCCGTCGGTACCACCACCGCGCCGTACACCGGCAGCGGCCTGGCGGTCGGCGCGGTCGGCGTCGCCGTGGCCGCAGCCTTTACCGGCGCGGGCACTCTGTCGGCGGTCGCCCTCGGCGGTATCCCCGTGGCCGCGGCCTTCACCGGCGCGGGCGTGCTGTCGGCCACGACCAGCTACCGGTACGCGGTCACCGCCGCGTTCACCGGCAGCGGCGCGCTGGCTGTTGCTCAGCAGACCTTCTCTGTGACGGCGGATTTCACCGGCTCCGGAACGCTCGCTGCGACGGCGACGAAGGTCGGCGTGAGCTTGGCCGACGACTTCAACCGCGCGGACGGCGCGCTCGGGTCCAACTGGACCGCGGCGAGCACCGCGCCGACGATTGCGACCAACCGGAGCCAGGCCGGGAACCCCGGCGGCACGAACCTGACCGTCGTCTACGCGGCCCGGCACAACACCGTGCTCGCCACCGATTCGCAGGAAGTATCGGTCGTCCTCACCACGGCCACAGCGAACGGCTCGACCGCGCTGTCGGGCGGGGCCTTCCTGCGCAGCACCACCGGCGGCGACCGCGTCGAGATCGCCATCATCTCCGGCACGGTCCAGATCCTCAGCTTCATCGCCGGCGTGCGGACACAGCGCGCGGTGAACAGCAGCATCGGCACGCCGACGAGCGGGAGGATGACCGCCGTCGGGAACGTGTACACCGCGTACATCAACGGCAGCGGGACCGCGGCCTGCACCTGGACCGACAGCGGCAACCTGATCGCCATCGGCTCGACGACCCGGTCCGTGGGGCACCTCACCGTCGGTCAGACCAACGGCATCGGCCAGCTGTCCCGCGGCTACGCCATCGACTCCTGGGCCGCCGCCGACATCGTCTAGATCTTCGGCGAGAGGGTCCTGCCCGAAGAGATGTCGCTGGCGGCATACGTCCAGGCGGAGGTGGCCACGTCCGGCGGGGTTCCTGCGGTGATCACCAACCGGTACACGAGAGCGTCGGCTGACGGCGCTGGCAGCCGAAACGAGAAGGTGCAGAGCGCAGGCCCAAGGTCACCCTTTCGGTAGACGCCAGAGCTGAGCTTTGAACTCGACGCAACCACGCCCAGATCCCCGGCTCCGACCACGGTCCACAGTTCGACGCGGGAACCGGTAGTCAGCAGTCGGCCGTCGACAGACACGGCACACGAGTCCCCTGCCGGACCGACGTGCGTGGTAATCAGCTCACCAGTCACCTCGGCCGACGACTTCGATGCTGTCGGGCGGGTGAGGGTGATCGCAACGATCGCCGCGGCAGCGACGAGAGCCAGCGCGATAGCACCGCACAGGATCCAGATAAAGCGGACTTTGCGTGCAGTGGTGGGATCCCCGGTCGTCACGTCGGGGAGTCTCGCACGCCGCTTCGCCTGTCGCTTCGCAAATGACACGAAAGCGCCCCACCGGATCGGAGACGGTGGGGCGCTTTTCGCATGTCCGGGGTCAGTCCTCCTCGGCCGCGCCGCGGCTCGCACGCTGCACACCGGCCAGGCCCTGCCAGTCGAGCGACGCCTGACGGCCGTCGACCCCCTCCCGGCGCTGACCGGTGTTGCTGTCCGGGCCGGGGAGCATGAGCTCCTCCACGTTCACCTCCTCTCGCTCGTCGCAGGAATAGAGCAGGTCATCCACGCAGGGTGCGCCAGAGCATGTAGGCGGCGCCCACGCTTATGCCGATCGCGACTACGGCCAGGAAAACGTCCATGCCATCCTCCGGAGTCGGGTCAGATATCGAGAAGCCGCCGCGCGTAGGTCGCCTCGTCTGCGACGGTGATCACATCCGCGGCGCGGATGAGTTCTTCGGGGATCTCGCCGTCGGCGAAGTGGTCCGCGCTCGGCACGAACACCGCCTCGATCGCGGCGCCGCGCACCACGTCGATCACCTGCTCGATGGGCCGCCGCGTCTCGCCGGTGAGGGCGACGACCTTGCGGATGTCGTAGCCGTATCTCGCGGCGAGCGAGCGGATCTGGGTCTCGTGCCAGGCCTGTGCGTGCCCCGAGACGTCGCGGCGCAGGTAGCCGATCGCCGGGGCCTTCATGCGACGGTGCCTAACGTGAGCCCGTCGGACGACGGCCCCCAAGCTGCGCCGCCGTCGTCGGTGTGCTCTCGCACGAGGCCCATCGCGCACAGCTGCTGCAGGTAGCGCGCGGTGTGCGGCACGCTGTGGCCCAGCCGCCCGGCCAGATCGTCCGCTGTCATCCGGCCGCCGTCGCCGTGACGCACCAGGGCGGTGAGTATCCAGCTCTGGCAGCGGGTCAAATCACCCGAGCTATCTACGTTTTCGAGGGCGGTCATCGAGTCACCTCGCTAGGGTCGGTTGGATCTACAACTGACCCTTCCGGACTCCGCTGTGACAGGTGGTGGCACGCAGGGGACACCTAGGTGACACTTCACTTCTCGGGCTACTCGACAGGGGCGACGATGTCTACGGTTGGTGAATGGACCGGCGCGCGCACCAAGGCTCTGCGCGAGGCACTGCGCATCGGCCAGCTGGCCTTCGCGACTGCGATGGAGGTGCACGTGCGCACCGTGAAGCGGTGGGAGGCCGGCGGCCGCATCCGCGCGGACTACGCCGCCGATCTGGACATCCTGCTGAGTCGGCTCACCGACGCTGAGCGGGAGCGATGGATAGCCCTGCTGCCCGAAGGAGATCCCGTGAAGCGCCGCCACCTGCTGCGATCCGCGCCCGTCGCCGCCGGACTCCTGGCCGTCGGCCTCGACGCCGACCGCGCTGCCTGGCTGGCGTCCGGCGCAGGACGCCCCGACCGCACGGCCGTCGACCTGGTCCGCTCGACTCTGCACGCCGCGATGCAGCTCGACGACATGCACGGATCGCCCGCGGCTCAGGGGCTCGTCGTCGCACAGCAGCAGGTGACTGAGGCGATGCTGCGCGAGTGCGGCCCCGAGCTGCGCCAGCCCGTGCAGTCGCTGCACGCCGAGTGGCTCGGATTCGCAGGCGCGTTGGCCTGGGACGCAGGGGAGTACTCAACGGCCGCGCGGCTCTACCACCTCGCCCGCGACCTGGCGCACGAGGCAGAGGACAACGACCTCGCCGCCTACATGCTGGCCGGTCTCAGCCAGCTCGCGATCTGGGAGCGCAAGCCGCGGATCGCCGTCGACCACGCGGCCGCCGCAACCTCCTGGATCACCGACACCGACGACCGCCAGCTCGCCGCGTACGTGCACCTGCGCATGGCCGAGGCCGCGGCGATCGCGGGCCAACAGCGCGCCTGCCGCGACGCGCTGGACCTGGCCGGCCAGGCGATCGAGGGCTGCACGCCGTCGACCCCGGCCGCGAGCCGCGCCTACTACGTCGGGCCCGCCTTCTACGACAGCTACGTCGGCGGCTGCCTCACGCTCATCGGCGACGCTGGCGACGCGGTGACCGCCTCGCGCCGGGCGATCGCCGCGCTGCCGGTGGCCTACACCCGTGACCGGGCGGTCACGCTGCTGGAGCTCGAGCGCGGGCTGATCGCACTCGGCGAGATCGAGGAGGCGGCCGCGGCTGTCGGCCACGCCGCCCGGTTGACCGAGCAGAACCGCTCGCCGCGCCTGGCTGCGGCGATCCGGGACGGTCGCGCCGACCTCGCGCCGTGGGAGAAGTCGAGCGCGGTCCGGGACCTCGACGAGCAGCTGGCCGCCCGGTCTATCGTGAGGGCGTGAGCGAGACCGAGGAGCAGCGAATCCGGGCCGTCGTCCAAGCCGTCGAGGACGCCCGCATGGCGCTGCTGGCCACCGGCGAGACCTATGACATCGGCTCGGACGGCCGCCATCCCTCCCGCAGTGACCGCTACAACGACGCCATCGAGGCGATTCACGCAGCCAATCAGGCGCGGGCCAGGCTGCTGATCGACCTGATCGGCAAGGATGCCGACTCGGTCCCGGCCGACCTGATCGACCGGCTGGGGCTGGGGCCGAAGCAGGCTGCGCATATCCTGCGCACCGCCCAGTACGGGACGCCGCGGATGATGGATCACGTGTTCGGCTCACCGGAGGCGTAGCGGCCGTCGAATGGCCGGTGCACGCAGCTCGCGGTCTCAGGCGGCCACAGGATGACCGCGTCGCAGGTGCGGCATCGGTAGGAGCGGTGGCAGCCGGTGCCGGGCACGTCGGGGCACATGACCGAGCCGACGATGACCCGGTTCGGGCCGAGGGAGTGGCCGGCCGGGCAGGCGGCGGGGGAGGGGCTGGCCCATCCGCCGCGGACCCGGTACAGCTGGCTGGGGTCGAGGCCGGTCGTGGAGCCGAGGCGCCACACGATCGGATTCGAACACATGAGCGGATCGTATCGCTGCGGAATCAGTACCGGAAGTCGCCGAGGTCGATCGGCGGCGGCCCGGACTCCGCCTCGTCAAGCATGTCCCGCATCCGCTCCAGCACGACGGCCGAAGGCTCGCCCGGCCGGTAGCCGACGTGCGGCATGGCCAGAATCGCCAGCGCGTCCCGGACGTCGGCCAGGCTCGGCGGCTCGGCCACCTCGGCGACGAGCAGCGCGTGCAGCTGCTCCGCGGTGAGCGGCCGGTCCGGCTCGATGTGGTCGATCACCACCGCCATGACCGCGGCCTGCTCGGCCGGGATCGGGTCGTCGTCCTCGGGCACCTCGCCAGGGTAGTGCGGAACCGCCCCGCCCCGGCGCGCGTCCAACTGATGCATGGACGACATCGAGCGTCAGGCCATGCAGGAAGTCGGGCTCGACCCGGACGACTGGAAGGTGCAGCTGGGGCAGGTCCGGGTGCGTCTGCTGCTGGCCGAGCTACGGACCGCCGTCATCCCGCCGCGGTATCCCTGGCCGGTCGAGTGAGTCAGTCGGCGGGCCGCAGCATGTCGGTGCGCCACCAGTGGGCGTAGACCCCGGGGTGATCCTTGCCCTCCGCGCGGATGACCTTCACGACCCCGGGGTCCGCCTCGTCGAACTCGACGATTTCGTACACCACTTCCAACGACTCGCCTAGTCGAACCTTGTCACCGACCTCGAAGCTCACCCGCTGAGCGTATCGGGTGGCCGCGCGGCGGCCCGGTCAGGCGCTGATCGGCTGCCGCGCGGCCAGCTGGTCGAGAAACCAGACCGCGTCGGTCCAGCCGTCCCACCGTCGCAGCGCATCCACCCCGGCCGTCGCCAGAGGGCCGACCTTCAGCAGTGCTCGGCCGCGAGCCAGCCACCGGTCCGGCGCCGACATCGGATACCGGCACTCGCCGCGCGCCTCCTGGAGGTGCCAGGAGCGGATCTCGTCGTAGAGCCGGGCCGGATCCTCGTCGATCCAGAGCAGCAGCGACACGGCCTCGCTGAGGTCGGTGTACCCGCGATGGAGTCGCAGCGTCGTGATGGCATCCAGGTGCGGAGCGAGCCGGGTGATCGCGGCACGCACCTCATCCTCGAGCGGGCCGTCGACCCACTCGAGGCGCCAGCCGTCGGGTCGGTCGTACGTGGCTGTGACGCGCACGTTGTACCGGCGGTCCAGGGTGTAGGCGAGGCGGTGCATCTGGTCGGAGCGGGAGCTCATCGCGCATCATTCGTCAGGATGGCGGCCGCGACCCGGGCGAGGCGCTGGGCGGTGGCGGTGGCGGTGTCGAGGTCCATGCGCCACCGTGCCCGCCACTCGTCGGTGATCTCGGACGGGCGCAGGTCGGGCGACGGCTCACCGTGCGCGTCGTGGGCCATGCCGCTGATCATCACCGCCCAGCTGTCCACGCCGCGCTGCTCGACCGTGACCCGGGCCCGGGCGTAGGCCGGATGGGTGGTCGGCAGGCAGGTGACCTCGTAGCGGGTGGCGGTGATGGTGGGTTCGGGAACGAGAGTGGCAGCCAT